CGCTGGACAGTGACCCCAAGGCGCGCGGAATGCAGATTCAGGCGCTAGGAGCGGGAATGCCGACCGCCGACAAGCGGCGCAATCTCGGCCTTCTTGGGAAAATGAAAGGGTGAGTTTATACTAGCAACTCACCCTCGGAGCCTTCATGTTTTTGCCCAGCACCAAGGACGCCCTGATTGAGTGGGCAATTCGCACTCACAAAGAGTGCATGTCGTCGCAAAAAGAGCGGCTGAACTACTACGCCACTTGGCGGGCCTACTTGATGGCCGGGGCCAACGACATCACCAATCCCAGCGTCCTGAATAAGTGCGGCCCCCATGTGGACCGCCTGCATACGTTCCTGTTTTCCCCGCTGGAAACCCGCTTTCTGGTGGAGTTTGGGCAAAAGGCCGAGCCGACTTGGCAGCAGCGGGAACTCGACATCAGCCGCCATCTGACCAAGGAATTCCAGCAATCTGACGTGGACATGGCTTTTGGCGATGCGGTTTACTGGTCGCTGCCTTACGGTGCAGCGTTCGTAAAGCTGGGGGTCAAGACCGCACTGGAAAGCCTGCCCCAAGCCGCTGACGACTCATGGCTCCGCAGCCTTTTTGGCCGCCGCCGCCGCAGGCCGTCTGCCGCAGGCAAGGGCTTTGTGGGCGACAAGCAGCGTCAGGTCTATGCGGGTTTTGACCCTTACGTCGTCATGCCGAGCCAGATGGGCGTGTGGCGCGAAGACGTGAACGGCCTCGACCGGCAGGAAGTGATCTGCCACGTCACCTACCTAAGCAAGAAAGAACTCTACCGTCGCCTCCGTTATCACCCCGAACGCCAGAGCATCATGGAGCGCGTTCAGGCTGCTGCTATTGATCGCAACGAGGAGGACGAGGAGCAGTTCATCCATCAGGTCATCATCGGCGGCATCAACCCTGTGCAGCCGCAATCCGGCGCAACCGGGCAGGCCACGCGCGGTCAGGTGGACGTTTCCATGGCTGCCCCCTCTCCGTCCGTCAGCCCGGACGTAGCCCGCGATCTGGTGAAGTTCGTCGAGCTTTGGGTGCTGGACGATGAGCGCGAAGACTACACGACCATCCAATACGTCGAGCCAGACATCCTGATCGAAGGCGGCGACATCCGCCGCAACCTGTTCATCCCCGGCCACCACCCGTTCACGCTCATTCAGCCCAACGAGCAGCAGGGGTATTTCTGGGGCCGCAGCGAGTTTTCGGACTTGTTCCGGCTTCAGGACACCATTACCGACCGCCTGACCGACATCATCAAGATCGGGCGCTTGCAGGCTCACCCGCCCTACGCGCTGATTGGCTTCAAGGGCATTAGCGACGAGACGCGCAGGGCTTTCAGGACGCTGGACGGCCTCATCAACGAGGACATGCCCAACGCCAAGATCGAAAAGCTGGTGCCGGATTTGCCGCAGGATGCTTACCAGCAGCTAGACACGCTGATTAAGTATTTCGACGAGATTGCTGGCTTCTCGCCCATCATGCAGGGCCAAGGCGAAGCCGGTGTCCGCGCCGGTATGCACGCCGCCAGCCTCCAGCGCACGGCATCTGCCCGCATCCGCGACCGCGCCCTCAAGGTTGAGCGCCAGTGCGCCGAGCTTGGCGACCTGTGTTTTGAGGTTCTTCAGCACAAAGACCCGACCGCATACGGCAAGGAAAACGAAGAATACCTCCTGTCGCAATGTCCCGAAGACCGCACGGTCAAGGTGGACAGCCACACCAGCAGTCCGGCCTTTGTCGAGGACCAGCGCCAGCTTGCCTTCGCACTTGCGAGAAGCGGTGCGGTAACGCCGGAAGGCTTGATCCTGCTGACCAATCCGCCGTTGATGGACCAGCTTTTGGTCATGCTGAAACAGAAGCAGCAGGCCGAAGCTGAGTTTATCAAACAGCACCCAGAGGCTCTGCAAAAGGGCAAGAAGAAGCGGTAGCTTCTGACCCCGAGTGGGTCCTATTGCAAAACCTTCCTAATAGCCGTAATCTCTACGCGGGGTACAAAGCGTAGCGGTCTTGGGGCTTTGTGGCACAAGGAGAATCCAAGCCGCTTGCTCTCAGTTGCATAGTGCAACTGGGAAACCGCACTGAGGAGCTTTCTCATGGCGAAGCGTATGAAGCGCGGCAAGCGCGGTCACCGCAAGGCTAAGCGCTAAGGCGAGCCGAGCATGTTGCCTGTCGCATCTCCGCAAGGGGCTACGCCACCTACTGGACTCTCGCCTATGTCGGGGCCTTCACCCAATCCGGGTCAAGAGGCCGCGTCGATTGCGAAGGTGCGGCAGGCAATTGACCTTCTTCAGCAGGCTTTCGGCGGGGCAGACCCGACCGGCGAACTGGGTAAGGCAATTCTGGATTCAATTAAAAAGCTCGGTGGAGCGGCCCCCGCAATGCAGGGCGCTCCCGGCGTAGGGATGGAAGCCCTGCGTAACGCTTTGATGCAGGCCCGTCAGTCTTCGCCCATGCAGGCGCTGATGCGGTCTATGGCTTCCGGTGGCGGTGCAGGTGGTCCTGCGGCTGCTGGCGGTACTCCGGGCGGTATGCCCGCAATGTCTCCGTCTCCGTCTCCAACTGAAGGTGCTTAATCATGGCGACCAAGTTTCCCGGCCCGAACTACAACCAGATCATTGATACCAACCGCGACAAGCAGATCGTTCAGGTTCCTCTCGACGTTCAGGATTATGGCGCACGCAATGTGACCATCAACCAGAACGTGAAGAACTCGATGACGCTGGAACACGTCAAGTCCAAGGGCTAACGGAACTTTTGGGGGAAAGGACTAAACCATGCCTGAGATCACGGACCAGCAGTATCAGGAACTCGTAGGTGCCCACCGACTGATGTCGGCGCTCACCAGCGGCGAACTGCGTGGCGACACGCTGAAGCTCCTGAAGAAGCTCAACCCGAAAGCGCCGATCCCCGAAATCGACGCGGCTGAACCGGTTCTCAACGAAGTCTCGGCGCTCAAGAAGCAGATTGAATCGCTCCAGAAGAAGCTGGACGACGAAAAGCAGGACGCCAAGCTCCAGATGGCTTTTGACCGTCTTTCTCGCGAACGCGGGATTACCAGCGACGGGCTAGACAAGATCAAGAACCTGATGGTCGAGAAGGCGATTGCCGACCCTGATGCGGCTGCCGACCACTGGGAAAAGCTCAATCCTAAACCGGAACCTATTACGCCTGCGGGCTACGTCGGGTCTTCGTTTATGGATGTAGAGGGGGACAAGAATCTGGAGCCTTGGCTTCAGAACGAGGACCGCGCCAGCGATCAGGCTATCGCGGAAGTCATCAACGAGTACCGCGCTGGTGCGGTAAAGTCTTTTTAGGAGATAACGAATGGCCTCTGCAAACGGTGGTCTGATTGGCACCGGCCTAGTCCCCGGTGGTGCAATCGGTCAGGAACTGGCGAGCATCACTCGCCGCGCGTTCATTCCGAAGCTGATCGTTCAGCTTTATAAAGCATCGCCTGTGCTGAACATGCTGATGCGCGGAGCGCAACGCGCAGCCGGTGGCGTAGGCCAGATCACCGTTCCGGTGCAGGGCAACTCGCTGGTTTCGGCGGAATGGACCGATTTCGGCGGTTCGTTCAGCCAGCCGCAGGACATCACCGGCATCCAGAATGCCGCGCAGAACCTGACGGTTGCGGCGGTGCCGATCCCGTTTTTCGGAATGGAGTCGCTGATCCAGTCGTCTGAAGTCGTCATCCCGCGTCTCAAGACGAAGATGGCCGACGCCAAGCAGGTGATGGTGCAGCTTCTCAGCAACGCGCTGTTCAGCTTCAACACCCAGCCGACCTATATGTCGGGTCTGCCGCAGGCTTACGACGACGGCACGGGCGCTTCTTCGGTCTATGCCAACATTGACCGTTCGGTTGCCGCCAACTCCTTCTGGAAGTCCACGAAGGTCACTTCGGCGGGCGCGGTGCTGACCCGCTCGGCGTTCATCAAGTACATCCTCCAGACCACCAGCCTTGCTGGCGGCGAGGCTCCCGACCTCATCATCCTGTCGCTGTCCGATTGGACGACGCTGATGCAGGACTTCATGACGGTCGAGCAGTTTAACACCCAGCCGGGTGTGCGCTACGGCAAGGACACGCCGGTTAACGCTGGCTTCCGCGCCCTGATGCTGGGCGACACGCCGATTGTGGCCGACCTCTACTGCCCGAAGGGCACGGCCTACCTCGTCAACACCAAGTACTTCGCCCTGTATCTCTCGGAAGACGCCCCGTTCGCCTTCTCGGGCTTCTACAGCGCGATCCCGAACCTTCAGATTGCCAACATCGGCGTTGTCATCGTGGCGCTCCAGACCATCTGCACCAAGCCCGTCTCGGGTATGCAGATCACGGGCATCACTGGCGGCGCGTTCTAAGGAGAAGCCCACATGCCCGTTATCATTGGCGCAACTGGCCTAAACTTCAGCTCCGCCCCGACCGAGGTGACGCTTGCTGGCGCGCAGGCTTACCTGATCCCGTCCGGCCAGTATTGGCTCGACATTGGCCGCTACACCACGGTGGAGTGGTACAACAGCAACTCGGGCCTCTGGGTCCCGCAGGACTCGCCGGTTGGCATGGCCCGCTACATCGTTGCTGACGGCACGAACTGGCGTCTCATCAACCGCACTGGTTGCCCGACCGCCGCCGTCATCACCAACGTCGGCTCGGGCTACACCTCGGCCCCGACCGTCACGGCTTCGGCTGGTGGCTCGCAGTGGAAGGCTATCGTTGGCGGCGCGATCAACACGACCGTCACCGTGACCACGGCGGGTGCTTACAACTACGTCCCGACCATCGTGTTCAGCGCTCCTCCGGCTGGCGGCATCAACGCCACCGGCACTGTTACCCTTTCGGGCAGCGGTATCGGCAGCGTGACTGTTACCAACGCTGGTGCTGGATACATCACGGCTCCGACCGTGACGATTATTCAGGACCCGCGTGACACGGCGGCTGGCGGCGGTGTCCTCACCGTCAACAGCACGCTGGCTCAGTCCGGCGCGATCACGGCGGTGGTCTGCACCAATCCGGGCTCGGCGGCTCTCACCTCGACCCCCAGCCTTACCTTCACGGGTGGCGGCGGTTCGTCGGCGGCTGCCACGGTCATCATGAACTACACCGTCACCGGCTTCACGGTTGCGGCTGGCGGCGCGGGCTACGGTAACGCCCAGCCGTTCATGATTACGAGCGCGGGCGCTCAGTCCACCGCGACGGTGGCCTCGGGCGACGTGAACCCGGAGATGGAGAAGTCCAACACCCAGCCGCGCCAGTTCTTTGGCGAAGGCACGTCCACTGCTGGCGGTGCGGTCACTGCGACCGGCTTCGTCATCAACGACGCGGGCTTCAACCTCCAGACCACGCCGAACCTGTACGTCATCGCTGGCGGCTCGGGCTTGGCGACCACCGTGGCGCAGGTCACGGCGACGGTTGGCGCTACGTCCGACACCAGCTACTTGCAGCCGATCAAGCTGTAATCTGACTTGGAGGGATTCTCCAACGGTTCCCCCTCAGCCAACCGGGGCGGCTGTCGAAATATAGCCCCGGATTGATTTTGCTGTGAGCTAGGCGATGGCGCTGAATGCCTATATTGGCGCAACACAGCGCCTTCTCCATGATACCGCAGGCCAGCGGTATTCAACCTCCGACCTGACCATTTACATCAACAACGCCCGCAGCCAGCTTGCGCTGGAGGGCGAGTGTGTCCGGTTCCTGTACGGCCTCGACGGCATGTACTCCCTGACCGGCACGTTCACTTCGGGCAGCGCGACCGTTACCGGCATTGCCAGCACGACGGGCTTGCAGGTCGGCTGGGGCCTCTACGGCAACTACGTTGCCAACTACGCGACGATTGTATCAATCGGTGCAAACAGCATTGTGATGTCCGCCAATGCCACGGGCACGGGCAGTGCAGCGTTTGGAACGCAAATCCAGACCGTTACCAATCAGGAAATCTACTCGCTGCCGACCAACGTGTCGCTCCCGCAGGGCATTGCAAACGTCATTCAGGTGCGGACGATTGCCGTCAACTTTGGCGGCAGTCAGGGCTCCAACCAATACATGCTGGAAAATACCGACTTCAGCGAGTTGCAGGCGTACTACCGCTTTTACGGCCCCAACCTTGTCGGCAACCCTGCCAAGTGGGCGCGGTACAACAACAACATCTACATGCGTCCGATCCCGTCGCAGGCGTACCCCATGCAGTGGGACACGGTTTGCACCGTCATCAACCTTGTAGATGACACGACGATTGAGGCCCTGCCGTATCCGTTTACCGACGCGGTGCCGTATTACGCGGCGTACCTTGCGCTGATGAACAGCCAGCGCCCGCAGGACGCGGACAATATGTTCAAGCTCTACGAGCAGTTTGCTGGCCGTGCGCGCAAGTTCTTCCAGCGCACCATGATGCCCAGCCTGTATAGGTGATGAGATGGCGGACGGAAAATCCTCCATCGGGTTTCCCGCCGAGTTTCAGTACGTTGGTCTGGAACAGTGGAAGGGCCTGAACACCAAGCCTAA